AACGATTAACCGTCGAAAGGTCTGATTTCTATTTTTCTGTGTGTATAAAAGTTTGTTCTTGCTGTCCGTTCCTACAAAAGTCTGGACATTGGGCAAAAAAATACCGACTGCCTTGCATGACAGTCGGCACTCTTTTGCTTATACCATGTCCGTGATTATGATACCGTTTCCGAAGTCATATGTCAATTCCTTCCCATCAACGGTTATTCTGTAGACCATTTTTCGGAAGACCATCGGATCGAATTCCTTGAGTTCTCCTTGCTTGGCTATAAGGTCGCAGACCATATTCAGCCGTTCTGTTGTATGTCCCATTTCCGTGGCTTGGTTTTCAAGGCTTTGCAGTTTTGCTGTTAGGCTCTCAATTTCGCCTATAATTCGCTCCCTTTCGTTTGACACGGCTATCTGGTCGTCATCCGTAGTCATAGCCCTCACAGCCCGAACCAGTGCTTTCTGCTTGGCTTCGATTTGCGCTCTTATATCTTCGGCCTCTGCCCCAGCCAACCTCTCTCCGATGGTTTCTTGGATGGTATCTCGGAGCTTCGTTATCATGTCCGCCTTGTCCTTTACGAGCATATTCACCACTCTGATAAACGATGCCTCGATGTCTTTCTCTTTGATAGCTTGTTGCCCACACGCCACATTTCCGTGGTTTTTGTGTGTGCTGCACGTCCAAGTATATACTATCTTTTCGGGGGTACGGTCACAATCGGCATAGTAGAAGTGCCTCCTAAATATTCCCCCGCACCCATAGCAGTATATCTTGCTCGAGAAGGGATATTTTGACGAGTACCCGCCTTTCCCCGACTTCGTATTTGCCCTCAATGTTTTTCGATATGCCATCTCCCTTTTTACCCTTTCGAACATCTCGTCGCTGATAATCGCTTCGTGGTCATCTTCCACCAGGTACATTTGATTATCCGCTGTTGCCGAACGCTTTCTATTTCGCCAGGGTTGTGCGATGGTTTTTTGCAGAAGCGCATCGCCGACGTACTTCTCATTTTTCAGCATCTGTTCAATCGTACTCGTATCCCATCTGTCCAAGCCTTTGGGAGATTTGATTCCCCTGCTTTTAAGTTCTTTGCTTATCTGGAAATAACTCAATCCCGAGAGGTACAGTTCGAAGATTAACTTTACCACCCCCGCTTGCTGTTCGTTCACCACGTATTGCTTGTTCAGCACATCGTAGCCGTATGTCTTTACTTTTCGGACGAACCCCTGTTCGTTGCGCCTTTGGATACCCCAATTCACGCTGTCGCTCAAACTGTCCGACTCTTCCTGCGCGATAGAAGCATACATCGTCAGCATGAAGTTCGTGCGCTTATCATCGTAGAGGCTGTTCAGCTTCTCCTTTTCGAATATAACGGGTATTCCTTTCTGCCGCAGTTTATCAATTATCGTCAAGCTATCGAGGACATTTCGCGCAAAACGACTCACAGACTTCACAAGGATTTGGTCGATTTTCCCATTGAGGGCGTCATCTATCATCTCCCGAAATCTCTTTCTTTTTTTCATACTTCTTGCCGAGATGCCCTCATCCGCATATATACCGACGAACTCCCAATCGGGATTGCTCATAATTAGCCGAGTATAGTATTCCATCTGCGATTTGAAACTCGTCTGCTGTTCCTCTCTCCCTGTCGACACTCTCGCATAAGCCGCTGTGCGCTTTTTCGTGATTACATTATCCCCCACCATTTCGACATCTGTGCGAATGGCAGGTATAATCCTTACATTGTTTGCTATGTTCATTTTCTGCCCTCCTCGTATTTTTCATAGTTGATGCTGTCGATTTCGTCGTCTTTGTTGGCGAAGTAGTATATCTTCACAAGGGCGACTTTTCCGTTCGTCAGCACATACTCGAAGTCCTCTCGTCCATAGACGACTATTTTCTTTACGACTGCTCGGAACAACTCCTCATCGAATTCTCTCAGCGGCTGTTTTCTCATGATAGCCTTATTATACAGCCGCAGTTCATTCTCCGCTTGTACATTCTTTGCGTTAGTGGACAGCAGGAGTTTCCTTTTATCCTCCATTTGGACAATCTTTTTGAGCAGTTGTCTATACTCCAACTCGACCGCCCCCTCCAACAATCCTCTTGCTTGCAGTTGGAGATAGGTTCTTTCTTGTATGAGCAGCTTTTCGCGTTCCTCATTAACCTGTACCAGTTCATCGGACAATGGCAGTTCTTCGAGATAAATTTTCTTTCCTCGGAGTTCATTGAATATCTGCACGAAAATTCTTTCGAGGGTATCTCTGCGGACACTTGGATTTCCGCATTTTCTGAACCTCTCATCGTCATGCCCGTTGCAAACATATCTGAACTTTTGCGCGTTTCTAAAGCTGCGGATATAGCAATGACCGCACTTCCCGCAGTATATCATCTTGCTCATAGGGTCATGCCCATTCGGTACGAAGCACGCTTCTTTGCGGTTCTTTTCTACCATCGCATTCGCCTTGTCCCATAATTCCTTGCTTACGATAGGCTCGTGATGATCCTCGACATAGTACCTCATTTGCTGTCCCACATTTTTGACTTTACGCCCGTTAACCACAACCCACTTCTCCATCATCGCCGAACCCTTATACTTTTCGTTTTTAATGATGTATAAGATGGTCGAAGGCTTGAATGGTCTGCCGTGCGCCGAACGGTATCCTGCCCTGTTTAGTTTCTGACATATTTCAGTCGAGTGACCCGTTTCCGCATACTCCTCGTAAATCGCCCTTATCAGCTTTGCTTCCTCTGGTACAATTACGAGTTCCCCCTCCTCATTGAACTTGTATCCGAGCGGAGTATTGGGATTTACAATCAATTTCCCTTGTTCAAACCTCCGCTTGAACGCCCATCGAACCGCTTCCGACTTGTCCTCGTACTCTTCTTGAGCAATTTGCGCCATCGTTACGAGCAGGATGTTATTTCTGTCCTTGATTGTATCGATGCCCTCCTGCTCGAAAAAGACGGGGATATTTAACTCTCGCAGTCGCTCAATCGCCCGAATTGTATCGAGGGTGCATCGCCCGAACCTCTTTATCGACTTACATAATATGAAGTCGATTTTGTGTAACTCGCAGTCCTCGAGCATTTGAAGGAATCCCTCTCGGCGATGCATAAATCGCCCACTGATACCATTATCGACGTAGCACCCGCAGTTGACCATCGTGGGCGTATTATCCATGATGTCATTGAAGTGCTTAATCTGTGAGTCCAGACTCGTGGGCTGGTCTTTGCTGCTGACTCTCGCATATGCGACTGTCCGCATTCTTCTTTCTGCCATTTTCAATACCTCCTTTGGCTTTTGTTAGCCCAAACAATACCGTAAAAAGTTTTACAAGTCCAGAGAAAGATTGCTGAAACAGACTTTTGTTCGCATAATTTTACGACTTCGGCGTGTATCTCTCATGTAAAAAAATTAGGTGTGCGGAATCATTCCGCACACCCCTGTTCGAGACCGTATCTTTCTTTGAGTCTTGCACTCACCATGTCATATTCTGCCGTGGTCAGATAACCTTTTCTCATAAGGTCAAATATGATACCGACGGCACAATTGAACTGTATCCGATTCATCTCATATTCAATTTTTGCCGTTTCCGCCATCCGCGCCATCTCCTTTGCCAAGCTGCTTGATAATCTGATTGACGCCCGTAGCAGTCAAACCGCTCGCCCCGCCAACGATAATGGCGACCACCACGTTATCGGCGGGAACAATGCCCGGCACGAGGTAATATGCGGCCACGCCGAGAATTACGCCAAGCCCTGCGGCAATCAGCGGAATGAACCTTTTGAAAGTTTCATTCTCTTTGACTGCATACTTGATGATGGCGATTACCCAATAAACGATAGCCGCAATCGCAGGTACGCTGACCAATTCCAAATAACTCTCCATATCCGTCCCTCCTTACTTCTTTGAATTCTGCTCCAAGAGATATTCGTACATCTCCGTTTTGTTTTCCTGGTAGGCTTCCATAGCCTCGTGCATTTCCCCATTGGTTTTTCCGTCTCGGATTGCTACGGCATTGGCATAGGTGAGTTTCCCCACGGCATCAATGCTTTTAAGGATGAGCATATTCTCCCTCGCCTTTGTCGCATCGCGCTCCTCATCCTTTTTCGTTTTCCGTTTGAAAAACCTCTGCAAGAAAAAAAGCACCATCCCGCTGATGATGCTCGCACAGATGCTTATTATAATTGAAACCATTTCAGCCCCCTTATGCGTTACCCCCGTTCAGGACGAGCGTGTCGGTCGCATGGAGAATTGTTTCGCCATCCGTCAGGTCTGCCGAACTCGATGCCTTGTAATTGCTTTCAAAGTTTGCCGTTGCCCTCTCCTCGGTATAGTATTTGTTTGAGCCTTCAGAGATGTCGCTTGTCGTAAGTACGACTGCACCCGTTTTTCCGTTTACCGACAGGACTTTGCATTCGGGAGATTTCAGTTCGAGCCAGTTCTCAAGCGTCGATGCGGGAGTCTGTTTCAGAATATAGGATTTTCCCTCATCCGCACGGATTGCGATATCACCGACCTGTGCCTCGAGAGCAAGCATTTCCGACTGGTCAGCGACCGCATGGGGTTCGGTAATAGCCAAAGGCGGCAAAACGCTGTCGGGGATTTTACCGTCTGCGCCGACCTCCACAAGGTTACCTTGAGAAGTTCCCACATCCCTCGCCGCTGCCGTTCCTGCATCGGAGATCTTCGCAAGCGTGAGTGTCGGGATATCCTCCGCCGTAAGAAGTTCGGTTTTGGTAATCAATCCCTTTTCGTTGACCGTTACTTTTGTGTATGTTCCTGCGCTTGCACCAGTGTTTTTCAGCACAAGCGTAATGCTCGCATCCGCACACCCGTCAAAAGTTGTCGCACCCGACCCGTCGCCGATGATACTGATACTTCTTGCCGTTTTCAGTTTTTGTGCAACGAGCGCCTCAGACACAACGACGAGTTCCTCGGCGTTCGGGATCCTTTTCCATTCGCCCGCGCTCTCTGTTTTTGCAACCAGGACATACAGCGTTTTGTCGGTCTGGTTCAGCCAAAACTCTCCCAGGTCGAAGTCTTTATCGGTCGTCGAGGGATTTGTGGATGCAATGACAATATCGTCTTTCAGATATTTCAAACTGTTCCACTCTGTCGTGCCGTCGCCGACCTTCATCTTTCTGGTATCAATCTCGATACCGATTTCGCCCTTCAAAAGGACGGGGTTCACAGACGACCAATTCGCCGCCGTATCGTTCCTGCTCTGGATCTGACTGTCAAGAATTCTGTTGCTCATATTATGCGTTCCCTCCATTTATGATTTTAATGCTTCGATAGTCTGTACCAATACAGACATATTGCCTTGTTTCCTCGTCCCAACGATATGTCTCGTTTTCCTTGACGTCGACATATAGCACCGATGGATTCCCGATATTGGGGAATGCATATTTGCTTTGGTATTGCTGGGGCTTGGGTTTGACCTCAATGGTCCACTCTTTATTGTCCACGACCGTTTCCAATGCATCGTTCTCGACGCCTTTATATTTTTTGGTGATTGTCTGAAACGGCTCGACATGGACACAACTGCACTTTTCGTGAAACCCGCTCATTTTGCTACCACCTCCAATTCCTTATCGACAAGCGTGTAAACCTCCTCTCCGCAATTTGAAATATCAACTCGCAACTGCGCTCGGTATAAAATGCTTTCAAGCCTTTCCGTTTCCTCGGCAGTCAGCATCGCATAGAATGTATCGCCGTTTCTTTCTATCTCGCCCGGATAGTATTTTTGTATCACAGGCACACGGTCTGTCCGAGTAATAGAAAAGTCCAAACGGTCCTCTTCCGTTATCTCGATCTTTTCAACTCCTTCCCCTTCGACGACAATCGGCAATCGGACATTATGAAAGGCGATGCTGAATGCATCGCCCTTGACAAGTTTTATTCTGTTTCTCGCTCTCGCCATACTCACTCCTTAAGTTATCGCCGAAAGTCCGCTGATTTTGTACATGATGACAGTCATTGTTCCGTCTCCGTCAAAAAGCTGCGTCGGTGCAGCTGTCGAGTTTGTAGAAATGTACAGCCTATAAATAAATGCTGTCGAACTTACGTTAATACAGCGAAGCTGAATGTTTTTATATCCCCCGTCATAGTAAATTGAAGAAATCCCGCTGCAAGTTCCGTTGTCAATGCTTGTTGCGTTCGACATTGTACCCAAGCACGCTACACCTTTCATGCTTGCCGCATTCAAGTAACTCACAAAGCACAGATAAACACCCGTTGCGGGGATATTGTACTGCTGGTTCAGCCTGATTGTAGTGCGCGTAAGAGTTATGCCAGAGGATATCGTCGGTTTATTTATAAGGTCATTATAGTCTCCCGACGTTGCAACATCTGCAAGACCTGTGACCTTGCTTGCCGAAACCGAAGAAATCTTGGCGTCGGTTACGGCGGAATTGGCTATCTTGTCTGTCGTAACCGCACTCGCCGCAAGTTTTGCAGCTGTTACCGCAAGGCTTCCGAGTTTTTCTGTCGTGACAGCCAGAGATGCAATTTTCGATGAGATAACCGAACCGTCAGCAAGTTTTGCGGCTGTAATAGCACTCGAGGCGATTTTTTCCTCTGTCACTGCCATATTACCGATTTTATTCGTACTCACAGCCGAATCAACGAGGTGAGTAGTTGTGACCGATGATTCCACAATATCTGTCCCACCGACTTTGTCCTTAAATGCCAAAGCGCGTAAATCGGCAAACCACTTTCGAATTTTCCCGAACGCACCCATTATGGTGTCCTGCTCGGTCAAATTTTCCCGAGTCGTGCTTGTTTCGCTCATCACCTTTGCCTCCTGCACCTGATCTGTTGTTATTTTTGTTTCATTCAAATACACCTCATTCTCTGCAAGTGTATTAAAAATTTCCGGAGTCACCTGGTCTTCGACCGTATGGTTCGTCTCCGGTTCTTTCCATGTTGCCATACCTGACCCTCCTATTTCAATCTGCCTCGGGTCTGTTGCTTTAACCCGCCATTATACGAGAATTTGTTATACTCGCATACCAACTCTTTCCCGTCACCGAATCTGTCTACGCTCTTGTATCCCGTTCCAATTTCCAGGGCAGGATTTCCGCGCCATTCCGTTGTAATAACGCCCTCACCCGCCCGCATCCTTGCAAGAATTATCGACCCGATATATTTTGCTTGTTCTTCGGTGCGCACCAGTTCCGAAGCAGGGTGTGTATATTCCACCGCGCCATAACTGTTCACGCTGTCCTCATCCTCCGAATAAACGGTATGCGAATTGAGTTCGATCGCATTGCCCTCTACCGTCAAAGTAGCTGCCTGGACACTACCTGTCGCATTCGTCAACGTCAAAATGCAAGCATTTACCCCGCCTTGTTCCATTACTACTTTTACATTGGAGTTGCTCGAATATGCCATCGCATAGGCTATATCGGAAGAATATTCCAATGTGATTGTCTTGACCTCATTCGGGTTCAAAGCAACCTCAAGTTCAGCCACCTCTATAATTTCCGTTGCTATACTCACTTCCGTGTATTCCACCTTGATTCTGTTTGCAAATTCGGTCAACGTAATGCTCGATTTGTAACTGAACATATTGCTCGGGTTTATCTCTATCCCTGCCGAGAGCGACTCCGTCTCCTCGCTTCGCAGGTGAATTCTATCCTCTCGATCCACAAAGACTTTGCAGAGGGCTGCGTTTGCTATTTCCTGCAATGCGTCCCATGCAGTTGTCTTTGGAAGATACGCCATGTCTATTATGTTCTCTTTCAGGTTGGCGGATATAACATATTCAGAGGGTTCAAGCCCGCTCTTTTGCAAAACATCCTCTGCCAACTCATATACGGAAACCCTGTCCGTCAAAGGGTATCCCATGTATGTTTGACTTTGCAAACTCATCAGTCTGTCTACTGCCGTACACTTTACCCACTGACTATCCTGCTCCACTTGCCATTCCTCGGAATAGAATGTGCCAAGCCTGGTATATTCGACTCCGTTCTCTTTCTCTATCCCGATGTAAGGTTGCACTTTTCTGCCGAGGATCATAAGAGAACGGAGGTATCCTTTATCGAATTTCCTGTCTGTATTATGAAGCGTTACCGTCATACTGTCAGAGTTGATGTTGTAGTTTCCGTCCGATGAACACATCTCTTCGTTCACCTCAAACATCTGCATGGCATCCCCAACGTATTCCTCATATAACTTATCGTAAAATTGCAGAATTTTAGCGCAAGCATTCGGGGTATTCCATTTTGAAATTGTCATGCGAATCGAAGTAATGTCATTGACTCTCGGTTCGAGTTTAATTTCAATTTCCGTATTCCCCGTTATCTCGTCAGTTCTGACAACATTTCCGTTTGACTTATACTGAATGGTAAAGTCTACAGGGTATTGTTTGAGTTTATCGTCTCCGCGTATGATCCAAGAAATAATGGGACGCAAGACAAATGACAGTTCGATGTACGGCTTAACGGCAAACACGCCGTTTCCGTCACAAAGCGTTCCGCTCCACCACCCAAGAATACAGTTTTTCCCGAGCATTTGAAACGACCCGCCCATGTCCGAATTTCCGTCCATTGTACAAGCCTTGACGGTAGGAGTTTGGTATCCTTCGAACACTTCCCTCGGGTGACTGATTTCGGAATTTCCGCTCACCGTCACACCCATGTTGCTGCTGATTTCCTTGTCGCTGTATATAATCTCGACCTTACCGTAAACCTTTCGGGGATTATCTGAATATTCCATAACCCCTCCTATTTTTCCTTGAACGAAAGCGAAACATCCTTCCAAAGAAGTTGTGCCTTTGCCCAATCATAATAAGGCATATACGTCAGGTTTTCTGCCCTTGCGACAATGGTTTCAAGTTCTCCTGTTCCCCCGTTGTGAAAAGTAATCCGGGAGAAGCGGTCGCTCCCGGATTCTGTCGTCAACACCTTCAAATCCTCTTTGGCTAAATATTCCCAGGACACGTCCACTTTTTTCTTAGTCCCGATCACATCTATCACCATCGTTCCGTCCAAAGTGCGTTCCGCTTTATCGAGGTGTTCGGGCGATATCGTGATTTCAGTCGGTGATTTGATCGTTTTTCCGTTTATGCTGAAAAAATTCACCGCTTTACACCCCCTTTAGTTCAATTCCGTTCCTCTTGTATTCTCTCGTAATACTTGGCACAATCAGACGGGCAAATGTCTGACCGTCAATTTGCAACACCAATTCGTTTCCGCTTTGGTCGCCACGCATTCCGTTCATTGATGCAATCCCCTGCAGTAGCCCGTTTAATAAGTCACCGTTCGGGCTGGTCCCTGCGCCAACCATTGCGCGATTTGCCGTAGTAGTCAACCCCAGCGCATTTGCGACCTGGATTGCGGCTCGCTGAATCAACGGGATATCGTCATACATCCCTTGCGCCATCATGTCCATGAGGTTTGGTATCCATTCATCTGCGGTATGTCCTGGACCTTTCTTTGTCGGTGACCCGAATCCGAGGAAGTCTGCGATTGACTCGCCTACACCTTTTACTCCGTCAACGACCCAATCCCACGCTTTCTTGATTCCGTCGCCTATGTTCTGTATGAGGTTTTTGCCCCAATTGAAAGCGTCTTTGAACAGACCAGAAAAGAAGTCGCCTATCTTTGAGAACAGTCCCGTGATCGTGTCCCAAATCCAAGAGCATACCGACTTTATTCCTTCCCACACATTGACGAAAAAGCCGCTTATGCCTTCCCAGGCACTTTTGAAAATTGCCGCAATATTGTCTCCGAGTTTACTGAAAAAGTTCTTTATCCCCTCGCAAAAACCCTGGATGAATTCCCATATCCCGAGGAATATATTCTTTATGGCATCCCAGAGGTTCGATGCGACATTTTTCATGTGTTCCCATGCTTCCGACCAGTCCCCGCGCAACACCGCGCAAACCAACTGAATCACTTCCAGGATTGCTTGTGCCACATCAATGACCGCCTGTACGAACGGACCGAGCGCGGAAATAATTCCCGAAACCACGCTTGTTACGACCCCATATAAAGTCATAATAATGCCGCCGAGAAGGTCGAAAACTGGTTTCAAAGTCTCATATAATGCGACCATCGTATCCCAAAGCGAGGCAAACAATTGCTTGATGTTTTCCCAAATCGGACGAACATATCCCAGGAAACTGACTACCGCATTATAAATAATATCAAATGCGGTGCTGACGATGTTCCAAATGTTGGTGAACAACGTCTTTACCGTTGCCCATATCGTCTCCCCGTTCTTTGCCCAAAAAGCCTGAATCGCAGTAACCGCATCAATGACGATATCTTTGACAACGCCCCATACTTTCTCGGCTATTTTCTGAATCTTCCCGAAAACCTGTTTTAGGACTTTCCACAGGGCTTTCATTGTACTCACCACTTTGTTGATGACTTTTTCCCCGTTTTTCTCCCACCAGTCTTTTATCGCATTCACGGCATCGAGAATAAAGGTTTTGACCTTTTCCCAAATCTCCATGACTGCGTTTCGGAAATCTTCGTTGGTATCCCACAGCCGTTTCAGAACGACAACCGCAATAAGGATTGCGGCTATTATCAATCCGACTTTCGAGAACAGCAGCGAGCCTATTTTTACAATCACACCTACGCTCGAAATCAGTTTCCCGACCACCAACAGCAATGGTCCGATAGCCGCCGCCAAAAGCGCAATCACGACAATGTTCTTTTTCGTTCCTGCGCTCAAATTCATAAGTTTATTCGTCAGCGGCGTAATATACTTTTGCAACAACTGTCGGATGATCGGAATAAGGATATCGCCAAATTGCAAGGCTATTTCCTCCACTTCCGATTTTAGGATTTTCATCTGACCTTGCAGAGTATCCAACTGTTTCTCCGCCATTTCGGTCGCTGCGGAAGTTCCCGTTATCTGCTCCGTCATATCGTGCAAAGCATCTGCGCCCGACGAAATCATTGCGAGCATACCCGGGCCCGCTTCGACACCGAAAATCTTGACCGCTTGGGTACTGTCTATTCCCGCATCTTCCAATTTGCGTATAATGTCTTCAAGGCTGTTCATAGACGGGTTCATGTCATCCACGGACAATCCCAATTCTTCGAACGCCCCTATCATTTCCGCTGTCGGTTTCAGCAACCTGGACAGCGCACTTCGCAAAACAGTACCAGCCTGTTCGCCTTGAAATCCGGCATTGTACAGGATACCGAGCGCACCCGCCGCCTCTTCAACGGAATACCCGAGTGAGTTCGCAATCGGTCCTACATATCGCATTGAGTATGCAAGTTTTTCCATCGTCGCCTGGGATGCGCCGATTACTGCCGCAAAGGTATTGGTTACCCTTGATGCCTCGCTTGCTTCCATTCCGAACTGGTTTAGTGTCGAGATGACGACGTCGGAAGTGAAAGCCAGGTCGGATTGTGTCGCTGCCGCAAGGTCGAGTGTTGCTCGTATTGAGTCTGCCATTTGGTCGACTTTGTAACCTGCGGATGCCATATAGTACATTGCATCGGCCGCATCTGATGCGGAGAACACCGTCTGTGCGCCCATTTCGCGGGCAATCTCTTTCATCCTTTCGAGTTCATCGCCCGTTGCGCCCGAAACCGATGCGGCGTTTGCCATACTCTGCTCAAATTGTTGAGAAATATTGACGCTCGCATATCCCAACGCCACAAGCGGTGCAGTTACGCTTGCGGTCAGTTTTGTTCCCGCAGCCGTAAACGCCGACGCGACTTTTTTGATTTGCTTTTCGGCTGTCTGCAAACCTTTGGAAAGGGAGGAGATGTCTGCCGCTATTTTTACAACAAGGTTTCTTATAACTGCCATTGTATCCCCTCCCTTTTTATTTGATTATTACACCCTTTGCCGCCGCCATTGCTTTTAGGATGGCATCGCTCCTACTGTTCGTCTTCTTGGGCGGTTTCCTGACATCCTTGAGTATTTTTTCCAATTTCGGGAGTCTGCGTTGTCGGGCAAAGGCTTCCGTGTGCCAGGCGACCGTCAATGCATTTTCGAACTCTCGGTAGGACTTTTCCTGAACTTGTTTGCCTATCAGGAGAAGCTCGTATGGCGTATATTCGCCCGCAATAAGCGGATCTACTCCGAACTGTACCACAGCTTTTTCCAAGAAAACCGACAAGTCAAAGTCGACGGCTTTTATTCCCCCTTTTCGGTCGTCTTGGGTTTCCCGAACGCCTCTGTGAGAGCCTCCCCGACCTTTTCTGCGAGGGTCGTGATGTCCGTATATTCGTCCAATAAATCCCCCACCTGTTCAAGGGTCAGGTCTTTATCCTCGTGGCACAAGCCCGCATATACGATGACAAGCAGGTCTTTGATGCCGAGCGAGTTGAGGTCGAGCGACATGATGGTCTTTCCCGTGATATCCTCGATTTTTGCAAGTGCATTCATGCCGTAACGAAGCGTTCTCGGCTTGTCAAGTTGGATTGTTACTCCTTTTTTCATTATTCTCCTCCTTTATTCACCCGTCTCAAAAGTGAGCGCGCCCGAACCCGTGAACTCGATACTGATTGATACGACATCGTCCACAGGGTCTTCTATGGACAGACTGTTGATGTATGCCTCGCCCTGGTAGTAGTTCACGCCGTCGACATACAACTTCACCACCACGGTCGTTCCGTTCAGGAACGCATCCTGCAGCGCTGCCTGTCCTTCTTCGTCGACAGGCACTTCATAATCGCCTTCGCTCGATGCCGTCCACTCTTTCAGCCCTGCAATATAGTTCTTCCAATCGTCGCCGAGAGCCGTGGTTTCCAATGTCTCGAGAGACAGTTCCAGAGACCAGGACTTGATACCGACCACTTTCTGTTCGCCGCCGCTGCCGATGACGACTTTTCCGTTTTTTCCTGCAACCGCCATTTTCTTCCTCCTATTTTTCATTGTAATGAATTTCAAACTCGATGCTTGACATATACTCATCCATTGAAAATTTCAAGGACGTATTTGCATCGTATTCGTAATCCGATTTTATGAACACGGCTTGAATGTGTAAACCGCACATATCGCCGTGGAAATCCTGTAAACTTTTCTTTACATCTCGTGACAATTCCCTTGCCAACTTGAATGTTCGGGCATGACAGACAATCTGAATTGTCTGTCTTGCATATCCCGTGTCACCCTGTAGAGCCGAATCGTAATTGGCAAGAACGGGTGCGTAGACAATAGACGGGAGCGGCGCATCCTGCGGAAGAACAATCGGATAAATTCTTGCTCCGACCTGCGAGGCAATCTCTTTTTGCCCGCTTAAATACTCATACAGAGCCTGACATATATCTTTCAAAGTTTCCTCCCTACTGCATTTGAAATCTCTTTCACGATGGCGTCGTTTATTTTGTCGATATTGTTGTCGACCGCATTCCGAAGAAATGGATTCCCCGGTCGCCCTCTTGCCCCGAGTTCGACAAAGGTCCCATATCGGATGGATTTATCGTAGTCGACCTTTACCGTTGCCTTTGTCGCTGTCGCCTTGTCCTCTGTCAGTTCCAAACTGGCTTTCAGCGCACCCGTATCAACAGGGCAATTCTGCCTGGCATCGTCCAATGCAATTTCGCCGCCCTTCTTTGCTCCGCTCATGAGTACAGCCGCCGCCGCATCATTCATCGCTTTCAGGTCTTTGACAATCTCGTTCGCACCTTCGATGCCCACTTTGACTTTTCTCTGCTTTGCGCTGTAACCCATCGCCGACCATCTCCTTGCAATTGATTACCGTCCAACGGTGTTCCGTCCCATCGTCCGTTATACCGATAATCTCATATTCCTTGTCCCCGTACCGAATCCTATGCATAACCGTCAGCCCTGCATAAAATCGAACGGTTATCCGCGTTACCGTCTCTGCCGACACTTGCTGTCCTGTCAGGAACTCTGTCCCGCTTACTGGTTCAATCTTTGCCCATACGCGCCCGACAGGTCGCCATTTGCCGTCCTCTCCGCCGTATTCATCGCGTTCGACAAAATACTTCAGAACCTCTATTCGCCTGTTCAATTCGCCGATATCCATCAGAACGCTCCCTTGCGATATGCAAACAGCATTCGCCGTACAAGATCGAGGGTATCGGCTACCGATACCCCCGTCTTGCCTTTTGAAACCTGCCTTTCCTCATACAGGGTTGCTACAAGGATAAGCATCGCCTGGCGAACAGGTTCGGGCATTTCCTCAAAGTCGGACAATTTCCGGCGCATCACGTCTTCGGTCAGATCTTTTGCCGTAACGAGCAAGGACGAGATGAGGGCATCCTCGTCATCGCCGTCGACTCGGAGAAACTCTTTTGCTTCCTGCAATGTAAGCATACCCTCATCCCTCCTTTTGTCATGCGTTCCTCTTGGCGAGCGTCACAAACGGCGACACGCTTGCACTGCCTTTATAGGGAGTGAGAGGCTTATTCCAAATGGGCTTGCCGTCCACGCGGTAAATAAAGCGGAACACGTTCTCGTCATACAGGAATCTGACATGGATGGAACTTGCCGCTTTCATGCCGCCTTTGTCGATGAGCAGGTACTGTCCGACGTCAGCGAGAATAATATCCCCGACTTCGCCCGCTGCACTGCACTGTTCCAGAGGAACAACAGGGCGACCGAACAGAGTGCCGTAGGGTTTCTGCGACAGCCCGCCCGCAGGAATATACACGGGTTTATCTCCGACCGTAAGCGTGTACAGGTACGGTTCGAGTTCCTGGTTGATGTACCACACCGCATTCGCCCTCGATCTCGCCCACAGTCTGTTCCACATGGTGATGAGGTTGTTGACGGTAATGATATCCGTCTGGTCTTTTTCCTTTGCGACCTGTACGATAGCACCGCTGTTCAGGATTCCGAGAGGCTCGCCCTCGCCCGTGCCGAACAGAATAGAATCGTCGATCTTGAACCCGAACTCTTCCGCGAATGCTTGGCGAATGACCGATTCGAGAGCCGCCGCATCCTGCAGGAGTTCATCCGTCGCATAACAAAGCCCCGTGAGCTTCTTGAGCGACAGTTCCATCTGGCGGAACTTGGGCTTGCTTGCCGTCAGTTCTTCCGCTTCGCCCTCCCAATAGGTCTGAATACCGCCCCAGCGCGATCCGTTCGCTCTCGACTCTTCATCGACTGCATTGATTTTCAGTCCGTTTGCATTTGAACTGATGGGGATTTTCTTTACCTTGCTCGCAAGGATACCCGTTTCGTAAGTGCGTTTGAGCAGTTCCGTCACGAAGTCCTGCTGTACGAGAAAGCCGCCGTCCGAGGGCGTGGTCTCGTTCGCACCGAGTGCGGCTCTCGTAGACAGTCTCTCATCCGTGCGACCGCCGGGTGCCGCCGCCCTGTACACCGCCATGAGCTGCTCCCCGAACGATGCAAAGCGTTTCTCGTCGCCTTTGTCGGGGGCGGGTTTCGCCTCAGGTTTTTCGACATTCCTGTCTTCGGGCTGCATCGACAGCATTTTCTCCGCGCGGTTGATGCTTTCATCCCAAGAGCGGATTTCCGTTTCGAACTTGTCGATCTCTTTCTGCTCTTCATCGGAGAGGAAACGGTCCTCGGCTTCGGCTTTGTTCAGCACAGCCATCGCTTTCAGCCTGGCATCCTCCCTCTTCGCTTTCATTTCCAATACCTTTTTGATATCCATATCGTTCCTCCTCAAAGATTTTTAATTTTTGTTTTCAGCCGTTTGAGCTTCTCTTGCTCTCTGGCTTTTTGTGCCGCAGCTTGAGCCGCTTCCTCGGTCTGTCTGCGTTGTTCAGCCTTGTACCCTTCATATTCCTGCATTGCCCTCACGCCGACATCCGTTGCCGTGTACGCAGGGAATGTCACCGGGCTCACGTCGAACAGTTTGACCTTGCGAAGTTCCCGCACATCCATTCCGTTCTCGGTTCGCCATTCATCGTCTTCGACCATAAATCCGATTGACATCTGCGTGATGTCCCCGCGGCGTATGCTCGTCTGCACGTCTCTCGCCCAACTCGTCTCGGGCGGTGAAATTCGCACACGAAGCCCGACTTCGTCTTCGACGAGTTCGAGTGTTCCCGCTCTGTTTCGTCCCAGCACATAGTTCGGGTCGTGATTGAAAAGTGCGCGAATATCGTCTCGACCAATGCTCTCGTTGAATGCGCCCTGGCGAACGATTTCCTTAAACGGGAAAATGCCGCCGAGTGTCTCCGACCACGAATCAAACACGGCGGCGTGTCCCTCAATCACCGCCGACCCGTCGTTTTCGCTTATTCGGAGTTCCTTCATCGGGAGCATTCGCATCTCCTTCTTTCCCTTCTCCATCGCTACCTCCTTTTTGTTCTTGTTGCGTTGCAACACCCGCCGCCGTCATATTTCCGTTGACGAGGTAATCATCCCCGCCTTGTTCCTTGTCTATGGACGGCATATCCTCCAAGCGGCGAATATCGTTGATTGACAGCCACCCGTTCTGGCGACCGATCGCATAGCCCTCCATGCGCGATTTATAGTCACCGCGCAGGAGTCCGTCTACATTGAACTTGGCAAAATACAAAAGCCGTTCTTTCTCATCCAAGAGTGAACGGCTGATTTCCTGCTCCCATCGCACAAGCCAGGGGCGAATGGTATGCTGCACAAATTCTATTGACTGATGTTCAATGTTCGAAAATGTCGCCCTATCCAAATCCCCGACGAGGTGCGGAGGCACACGGAAGATACGGCATATCTCGTTCAATTGGTACTTGCGGGTTTCGAGGAACTGTGCGTCTTCGGGAGCAATCCCTATCGTGTGGTATTTCATCCCCTCTTCGAGGACAGCCACTTTGTGACTGTTTCTCGTTCCTTGATAGACCTTGTTCCATGACTCACGCAGTTTTTCAGGGTCTTTCAGGATGCCGGGATGTTCGAGAACACCGCCCGGTCTTGCTCCGTTTCCGAAGAACTTTGCTCCGTACTCCTCGGTCGCAAGTGAAAGCCCGATTGCTTCCCGCGCCTGGGCTATCGGGCTGATGCCCTTCACCCCGTCGAACGACAGCCCTTTGACATGGAATACTTGGTCGGGTCGGTACACATAGGTTTCGTTGGTTACATCGTCCGAATAGGTGTATTTTATCTTGTCCGTGAGACTGTCCCGCTCCACCATCATGAGATGCGGTTTCAAATACCATAGCTCGACGACATGACCTTGCCGTCTGATGATCCGCGCATAAGCGTTTCCCCACAACAGCAAGGACGACATCATGCTTTCTCGGAACTCGAACGAGGTCATCTCCTCATTCGGAAGCTCATACAAGCACGCATTCAGCGGGTGCTGGTCGGCGAGTTCGTGTTTCCCTTCCTTTTCTTTCTTATACAGATGCAACGGCAGGCTCGCCACGGTCTCCGATAGTATCTTGACGCAGGCATATACCGCACTCGTCTGCATCGCCCGCAGTTCATCCACACGAACACCGCTGTTGCTGTTCCCGATGTAGTCCACATCGACTCCTCGAATGAAGTCTTTCATCTTTTCCGAACGATCCCGCCTCTCCTTTGGACCGTCTCTGCTCCTCTTAAATAGTCCCATTCACCCTCCTTTCAGACACACGAAAAACCGCTCGGTTTCCCGAGCGGCTATGCCATATTGATGTTGTAGTGTTACTTATCGGTCTTCGCCGCCTGTTTGCCCAGTTTGTACGCCGCGACGAGCATCGCCTCGATTGACCATACCGCGACTTCGGGGAAGTCCTCGGTGTCGTTCCATTTCCGCTCCAGCCCGCCTCTTTCCTCTATGGCTGCGTTTTCCTGCATTGCGATTTTCTCGAGTGCCTTGAGTGTTGCTTTGCTGATTTCCTGTTTCATCTCGCCGCCTCCTTACAGCATCGTTATGCTGCCATCCTTTTCGATGGCGTATTTCATAGTGATGCCCACGCTCTTGGCGACATAGATAAGGTTGTCTATTGCCCGCCTGTAATCCGCGACCGCATCCGTGTATCTGACTTTCAGATAATGGTTATGGTCTCTTACCAGGGCGGCGAGTTTTCCTGTGCAGTATGCTTTGTTCATGGTGTTTCTCCTTTCGTTTTTGTACCTATACAATACCGTAAACGAGCGAAAGAGCCCAGCGAAAACACGCCGAAACCCGAAAGAAAAACACATTTTTTTTCAAGAAAAATCGGAGGATCACTCCTCCGATTTTATCTTGCTCAATGCATCATATATGGCATTGAATGAGACCGCATCGAACGGAACTCGCACAAGTTTCGTTCCCAATCGGATTTCCCATGCCTTATTGTAAAACTCCAGCAGTTCATCCTCTCTGTCGCTCCGCTCTTCAATACTTTTCAGATATTGCATGAACTCTTCCAACGACATCTCATTACCGAGGGTCGTATCGTCTTTCTCTTCCATATCACTCCTCCGCATCATAGTTCGCCGCCTCATATCCCAATCGGACACCAAGTTTTATGCCCCGTCCGTATGCCGCTTTTCGAAGTTTCTCCTCATTGGTCGTATAGGCATCCATGAACTGGTCGAACAGAACTTTCTGTTCCTTTGTCAATGTGTCTTCGAACTTTGACAATGCTATGCATTCGGGGTCATCTTGGGGTAATTTGTTCCTCCGTTCACGTTCATTGATCCATCCGTCGTATATGGCTTCTGTGATACTCTTCATTCTTGGGACCTCCCTTTTTTCGAACAACATATCACAAGTCTCGGATCAAGTCCAGCGAACCCGCCCCTGTTAATCGAATATTTCCTGTCCGTCTCGGATATGTTTTATCTTCGCATCGGGACACAGTTCCCTGTATCTGCGCACAATGACATCACAGTATTTCGGTTCGAGTTCAATGGCGCAGCATTTTCTGTTGAGCTGTTCTGCTGCCATCATTGTCGAACCGCTCCCACCGAACGGCTCATATACCGTATCATCCTCGTGGCTGCTGTTGTATATGAGTTTTGCGCACAGGGTGATGGGTTTCATCGTCGGATGATCGGGCGACTTCACAGGTTTGTTGTCTCTCACGACGGTCGTAGGAAGCCCCAAAATTCGCTCTACAAGGTCTGTCAGTTCTGCCTTGCTCATCTTCTTGATATTCTCGGCAACACCCTCCAAAGCCGTCGACAGCGTCCTGTCGTCGATGAAGTAATGTCCTGCGCCCTCTTTCCAACCGTATAAAATCGGCTCGTGTATCCATTGATAGTCCTGCCGACCGAGTGTGAAATGATTTTTCACCCACACAAGCGTCTGGGCATACTTGAATCCCGCCTCTTCCATCGCCCGCGTGAAGTTCACCGTCTCCTTCGTGCTGTGAAAAACATACAACGGTGCGCCCTTTTTGAGTACATCGTATGCCGCTTTATAGAACGCGAGCAGGAACTGATGGAAGTCATCATCGTTCATGTTGTCATTGGCGATGGTGCTTTCCGTCCTGGTTTTGGATTTGTTTTTTCCGATGATCGCCGAGCCATAGTCTACATTATATGGCGGATCCGTGACCATTACATCTGCGACTCTTCCGTCCATGAGTTTTGCGACGTCCTGCGCAACGGTGCAATCGCCGCACAGCAGTCTGTGCTTGCCGAGAAGCCACAAATCGCCGTGCTTGGTCTTGGGCTCGGATATCTCGGCGGCGGCTGATTCAGCATCGAACTCATCTTCATGCACATTCTCAAACGAGCCGCTCCCAAACAGTTCCTGTGCCTCCGCGAGGTCAAAGCCGGTAAATGTGATATCATACCCGCTGTTATCCAAGTCTTTGAGAAGATTGGCGAGCAGTCCCTCATCCCATTCGCCGCTGATTTTATTCAAAGCGATATTGAGTGCTTTTTCTTTCTGCTCGTCCAAGTCCACCACCACGCAGTCGACTTCCTCGTAGCCGAGGTCCTTCATGACTTTGAGCCTTTGATGCCCGCCGACGACCGTTCCTGTTCGCTCATTCCATATCACTGGCTCGACATAGCCAAACTCCTGGATGCTCCGTTTGAGCTTCTCATATTCGGCATCGCCGGGCTTGAGGTCTTTCCTCGGATTATATGGAGCCGCTTTCAACTCTACCACCGCTCTCTTTTCTATCTGCATCTTTCCCTCCGCTTTTTTGCATGAAAAAACCGCACTCGCGGAGTGCGGTTTCGCTTAATTGCTTTTATTCGTAATATCCTGCCTTTTGGCACATCTCTGTAATTGTTTCCGCAAAGATGGAACGTGAGTGCTTATCCGGATTATCATTGCAGTTCTTTTTCTCAATGTAATAATCCCTTACCTGTTGCCACAAGCCATTCTCTCGCAGCCACTCGATTTTGTCCGGGAGCCCGTCAAAACCTTCTCCCTGGTACTCCCAGGTATAATTGTTCTGTACCTTGTTATAGCGTATGTACTGTTGCCTTCCGTCCTCGCAATCATTCACAATTGCAAAGTCGCAACTGTGAACTATTCTCGATTTACCTCTGTCCTTGACCTTAATCGTCAAAACGCGGGTGGAATCCTCACAATAATCATACCCATAGTGGCGCGCCACCTTGTCTAATGCTTGCTTTATGATTTGTCGGATTTGTTTTGCCGTATAGTTCTCTTCGTCGTCATTGACGTAGATATTTACATCAAAGTCGAATCCGATATTCGACTTCGTGTCGCAAGTAATCATATTCCTGGACGCGCTGCCGACAAACTCGTATTGAAAGGTGAATTCGTCCCTAACAAGGTTTTGGGTTGAATGAATAATCTCCAACAGAATCGCTTTTATTGGAGCTGCTTCTTTTTTCGATACATAGCGAAAATCATGCATGGCTATCTATCTCTCCTCGGTGTTATTTTCCCAAGCCGCCCATTTGGATAGCACCAAATTATATTATTATATCACAAAAATTGAATTTGTCAACCCCACAATTTCCATTCTCTGTGGATTTTCTCATGAATTATCTGATCATATCACGATAATTCCTCTATCGTTATAAACGCTGTCGGTCTGTCCGTTGTTCCGTATTGCTCGGTCAAGTGCCATAACGAGTGCCACCGCGCCGTCGATGCGTTCCGTAGATTTTTCTTTATCCATCTTAATGTTCCCCGCAGGGTCTGTGCGGACATATACATTGTCCATCATCCAACGGAGCGGCACGTTCCCGCCGTGGGCGATCTTTTTCTCCAACACCAACTTCATCAGCTCTTTGGTCGGCGGGCTCATATCCTTATATCCCTGTCCGAACGGCACGACCGTGAATCCCATTCCCTCGAGGTTTTGAGTCATCTGAACAGCACCCCACCTATCGAACGCAATCTCTTTGATGTTGTATTTTGTCCCGAGTTCTTCGATGAAGTTTTCGATGTACCCGTAATGGATGACGTTTCCCTCGGTCGAAAGCATCTCGCCTTTCGCTTGCCACAAATCATACGGAACATGGTCGCGCCGCACCCGCAGGTCGATTGTATCCTCTGGCACCCAAAAGAACGGGAGTATGCTGTATTTATCCTCTTCATCGAGCGGTGGGAACACCAAGACAAATGCCGTGATGTCCGTGCTTGACGAGAGGTCAAGCCCGCCGTAGCATTCCCGCCCTTTGAGTTTTTCCGGGTCAACCGCAAAGGCACACTCGTCCCACTTATCCATCGGCATCCATCGAACGGATTGCTTTACCCATTGGTTCAACCGTAGTTGTCGAAACAGGTTTTCTTCAGCAGGGTTTTCCTTTGCAGATGTATAGGCAGTCCGCAGTTTATCAATGTCAACCGTTACTCCGAGTGACGGGTTTGCCTTATACCATGTCCGCTCATCTCCCCAATCGTCATCGTCCTCTGCCCCATAAATCACGGGGTAGAAAGACGGGTCGTGTTTACGTCCATCGAGAATGTCTTGGGCTTTTTGATGCACTTCCCAACATATCGAGTTTCGATCCGTTCCCGCTGTCGTTATCAAGAAAAACAGCGGCTGTTTTCTCGCGTCGCCCGAGCCGTGGGTCATGACATCATACAAGGCACGGTTCGGCTGCGCATGGAGTTCGTCGAAAACAACGCCGTGAACATTCAGTCCGTGCTTGGTATAACTTTCTGCCGACAACACCTGGTAGAAGCTGTTCAACGGCGCATACACAAGCCGCTTTTGCGACATCACGGGCTTTATCCGCTTTTTTAAAGCCGGGCATTGTTCCACCATCTGACAAGCAACATCAAAAACGATGGAGGCTTGCTGTCGGTCTGCCGCACAGCCGTACACCTCTGCTCCCCATTCACCATCGCCCGCCAATAGGTAAAGTGCGATCGCTGCGGCAAGTTCTGACTTTCCCTGTTTCTTGGGGATCTCCACATAGGCGGTATTGTATTGCCTATATCCGCTTTCTTTTACCGTGCCAAATATATCCCGCACGATTTTTTCCTGCCACGGGAGCAGGTCAAAGTTCTTGCCATGCCATGTGCCTTTGGTGTGTTTGAGCGAGCGAATAAATGCCGCCGCCCGATCCGCAAGCTGTTCATTGAATGGCATTCTCCCTCCTCCCGAAAATAAACGGGAAGGAAAGCACCGAAGTACCTTCCTTCCCAGAGACACGTATATTTTGTTTGTTTTAAACCTTATATCTTCCGTCCAAATCGACCAAATCCACGTGTTCGGCAATGATTTTCAACGCCTCCCAGTAGCTTTTGGCGTTCTGTATCCGCTCCCACATATCATTATATTCCGCGATCCTGTGCTGTTTTTGCATAACGCCCCGCACCGCCCCGATGATATAATAGATATTACCCGATTGTCCCTGGCTATGGAACTCGACCTTTCCTTTTTTCATTTCTGTACCTCCGTAGCCTGAACAATACCGTATAATTCCTATTTAGTCCAGTTAAAACTGAAAGAAAAAGCCAAGACCGCCGAGTTCTCGGCGGTCTTCTTTGCTTTATGTGTCTTCACGGGTTGTCTTTTGTGTTTTTTGCCGATACTTAATTTATCGGCTTTGTCTTATGCGCGCTCATTGACTGATATGGAAAACTGCTGTCCGTTATTGAACTTGACGGCAATCGCGCCTTCATTCAGTTCAAACGAACCTATGTAATACTCTTTCAGCAGGAACAACAGCCCTGCCGCGAGTTCACGCGAGTCCGTTACGGCATCGTGCATCTCACCCTCCTGTTCCATCCAGTCCGTGCTGCTCGGATTGCTCCGTGCAGGTTCAAAGTTTGCCATTTTGAAACCTCCTAATTGATTTCATAGCTGCGCGCTCGCTATGTACTACTATTATAACTTGGTTTGCGGACACAATCAACTTTTTGTGTCCGCAATCCGAGATAATTATTACAGAGGTTTTGACTTATTTATGAGTATATTGGAGAAATTTGTCGAAAGGCTCCGGGAGCTGCTTACCGACCACGAAATGAAGCCCGCTCACCTCGCCAAAGAGCTTGGTGTTACAAGGAAAGTCATCTGCCGCTATACCAACGGTGAAAGACTTCCCAGTTTGAACATGGCTTTCCGTCTGTCGGGCTATTTCCATTGCTCTATCGACTTTTTGCTCGGCCGCAGCGATGAAGGCTCTGAATTTGAGTCTCTTCCCCTTCCGCCGTTCAAGGACAGGCTACCGTACCTGGTGGATTTCTTCAAAAAAACCAAAGCCAACATCTCCAAAGAAGCCCATATCGATGAAAGCATCATCTATGATTGACTAAAAGGAAGAAGTACACCGAGCCTTGAAAGCATTATCGCTTTGGCTGATTACTTCGACTGTTCCGTCGAATTTGTCCTCGGTCGAGAGAATTAAGCATCCAAAGCCTGCCTTTTGCTTGTATTCCCTTGATTCGTTTGGCTATATACCCCTGTGAATAGCCCAGACACCTCGCAATTTCTTTTTGCCGGTACCCTTCCATCTTCATTTTGAGGACACTTCTGTCAAGCGTCGACAGTCTTCGCTGAAACTCTGCAAACATTATACCCGCAAGGCATTCGTCTTGTGGGTTTTCGTTTGCCTCGATGGTATCGGCGATAGTTAAGACCGTTCCTGTTTCGTCTGTTGACACAGGCTCTTCAAGCGATATCTCTTTCCCAAAGTACCGCCGCACTTTCCGCATATACATCAGCATTTCGTTTCGAATGCAAAGTGCGGCATAGGTAGAAAACTTTGTGCCGCGCTTACTATCGAATGTATTTGCTGCCTTTACAAGTCCCAACAGCCCGGACGATATTATGTCGTCCCTATGCAATGAAGCGACTTCCGTTTGAGAAAATTTCCCGAACACATAATATACCAGCCGTATGTTGTCGCATACCAGGGTCTCACGGCATGATTGCATTCTTCAACTCCTGCGCTTTATCCGTCTTTTCCCACGCGAAGTCTTCTTTCCCGAAATGCCCTCCGACTGCGGTTTGGACATAGACGGGGCGTTTAAGGGCGAGCGCATCGATTGCTCTTCCCACGCGCAGGTCGAAAACCTGTTCAACCGCATTACGGATGAGCTGTTCATTGACCGTTCCCGTGAAGAAGGTATTGATGTCGATGCTCGTCGGGGCCGGGATGCCTATCGCATACGTCAGTGCGACCTCACATTTCTCCGCAAGTCCCGCCGCTACGATATTCTTTGCAATGTATCTGGCGAGATATGCCCCGCTCCTATCCACTTTGCTTGCATCTTTGCCGCTCATCGCCCCGCCGCCGTTGTGCGCGATCCCGCCGTAGGAGTCAACCATGAGCTTCCTGCCGGTTAGACCAGTATCAGCTTCAAAGCCGCCAATCACAAACCGCCCGGACGGATTGACCAGTATCTCGACATCGGACATATCATACTCGGCGAACACATAGCCGATGACCTTTTTCCTGATCTCGGGAATAAGGTCGTCGAGCGATTTCCACGCTTCATGCTGCGCCGATACAAGAACGGAAACGATCTTATCAAAGCGGTCGCCGTTAAACTGCACGGTCACCTGGCTTTTCCCGTCCGGGCAAAGTCCTTTGATGATGCCCCTGCGACGGCATTGCTCAAGCCTATCCGTCAGTCGGTGCGCAAGTTCGACAGGCAGCGGGATGAAGTTCAGCGTTTCCGTTGTGGCATAGCCGTACACGATTCCCTGGTCGCCCGCTCCCTGCTCTGTTCTGTCGACTGCGCCGGCTATGTCCATGCTCTGCTCATGAATATGAATGTCGTAGTCCAATCCCCTCGGGTCATAGCCGACTTGGGCAATGGTCGCTCTGGCGATGAACTCATAGTCCACCCTTGCTTTCGTGGTGATTTCACCACCGATAAAGCACTTATCGTGAGTGAGCATTACTTCGACTGCGACGCGGCTGTCCGCATCCTGTTCCAGGCACTCATCGAGAATGCTGTCCGCAATGAGGTCTGCAAGTTTGTCCGGGTGTCCGCTTGTCACCGACTCTGCCGTGTAAATCCTTTTATTCATCTTCACCGTTCCTTGATTGATTTATCAAAAAATAAAGCCTTGAAGATTGCCTCCAAGACCTGCACCACGATTCCGTTTCCCGCTTGTCGATATTGCTGCGTCGAACTGACCTTTGCGCTCTCGATTTTGTCAATCTGCTCATCTGTCCAGCCCATGAGACGCAGACATTCTCTCGGAGTCAGTTTGCGAATGCGCACGTTCTCCGTGATGACTGCGTTTCCGTCTCCGCAGGTCAGCGTTTGCGCAACACCTTTCCCTACCCGACCTCTTTTGGTCTTGGAACTCGGGAAAGTAATGTTCACATAGTCCCCCGCCGTTGCCTCCTCGTATCCTTGCTTGGTCGCCACTTTGACCTTTATCGGTTTTTCGAGTTTCAGTACCGCCGAGCTGCCCGAGGGACAGGAACATTGCCCAGTCAATGTCGGCGCAACATCATGAACTTCCTGCTTGTTGTAAGCCACGAACATCTCGGGGATGTACCCTTTTTCGTCGATAAATTCGCCGTATTTCCTGGATACATAGTCCGCATCCATTACAAGGTTGTCTTTTTGAACCGTGGTAAGCGCATTACACAGCCCCTTTTCGTTCACCTCGAGTCGCTGTCGCAATGGTATCCTAGGTGTCCTGTCCGACGGATTATTCGGGTTTCGCCCGCGCATTGCCACGACAACAGGCAAGATTGCTGTTTTGAACCCCTCCGGGCGCGTGGTGAGCGTCGGGCAGACTCCACTCTTGTTCACTTTTTTATTGAACGCATCTATCGTGTCCCCGGCTTCACACTCGTTCTCTTTCATCGTTTCGAACGCTTGCTTGAAAAATCGTTCTTTCGGCTCGCTGGTATCAATGATTACAGGGGTTTGTCCTCCACCTTTTCCCATAGCCTCCGTCAATGTATGGCTCACCCCATCTGTTCTCGGAACTTGATGCTCTTGCAAGCCGCCGAGGACAAAATCCTCTGCGATTTTCAGCTCCGTATTGCCGCCACCCGCGCAATGCACCGTGGGAGAAATTCCATCCGTCTGGAATACTCTTCGGCTCATCTCGTGCATCTTCTCCCACTTCTCACCGACTACATCACCGACTTGTACGCATTGTGGTTCATAACAATCCCTTGCCCGCAAACAGTAAGCATAATCGCTTGGGCGGCGGATCGAGTCGCGCCGCGAGTTGAACTTCGACGTCACGATGCTGCGGATAGTGTTTTCCTTAAGATAGTACCTTTCATCGACGTGTTCGTCGATCATGTCTTTGAGCCGCAAGGTCAACTCGCGCTTTTCGGGGAATACAAATGCTGTATGTTCACCACGAATGGAAACACAGAACACCCGCTCTCGATGCTGCGGGATACCATAATCTTTGGCGTTGAGTACCTTCCAATAATTCGTATAACCGAGCGAGGACAAAAAAGAAAGCCAACTGTCGAAGTCGGCTTTGAATTTCTTACTCACAAGATTCTTTACGTTTTCGAGGAGCAGGTATTTGGGAAGAGTCCCTTTTTCTGCTGCGACTTTCAACAGCCGCTCGACTTCAAGCAACAGACCGCTCCGCGTCCCCTCCTTGATGCCCGCACCATGCCCCGCCACCGAGATATCTTGGCATGGGAACGAATATGTCCAAAAGTCTGCCTCGGGGAGTTCCCGGATTTCCTTGATATCGCCTAAGTTGACCGTCTCGCCGTGCAGAGCCGTATAACTTTTGATGGCGTTCTTGTCAATTTCCGAGATCGCCACTACCGTATGCGGCACTCCCACATTTTTAAGTGCCTGTGTCTGTGAGCCAATACCCGCGAACAACTCAATAAGCCGCAACGGGTTCTCTTGCGTGTATTCCATCACGACTTACCTCCCAACAGTTTTTCCATGATATCGTCGTTCGGATTGTTTTCATCCCACTTGGAGAGTTTGCTTTCGCGCACGACAAGATAAATTTTGCTCCACACCTCGTTAGTCTGCTTGAGGTATTGCTGTGCCATCGTCACAAACGGCGACGGGACAGCCTTGCCGTTCTGGTCTTTTACGAGGAGCCCGTGTTTCGTGTTCATCTCCTCGCACTCAAGCCATCGCGCTTTACAAAATGCATACTCCTCAAGGTTGTATGGAAGTATGCCATTGGTGCATCCGATGCTTTTCAGCCATCCGAATACCGTCCTGTATATCTCTTTCGCCTTTGGCGTTAAATACTCCGGCGGTTCGCTCGGCAGTTCCATTCCCCCTGTATCGAAGTTCAGCACTTCGATGGGACGCTTGCCCGGATTGCCGTCAAGTATCTTTTGGGCGGCGGCTTTTCTCGGTCGCCCAGCACCCGGTCTTCTTCCTCCGCTCGGCATAGTCCCTCCCTTTTTGATTATTTGATTTCATTGATTATTTTGATTTCCCGGGAAATCAAAAAGCGGGCTGTTTTACCCGCTCCCACTTTAGTGGGGTATCCCCCAAAGGTTGATTTTTCCCTTTGATTTTTGAATATGCGATTTTTCGCGTGAGGGTGCGGCCCCGCTGTATGGGGTGGAAGCCCCGGGGATTTGATACCCCCTCCCCTGCGCAGGTCAGCCCTTGCGGGGTGGCGTCCTCCACCTGCTGCCCTCCTCGGCTGACTTGCGCGAGTGGCAGCTCCAGCACAGCGACTGCAGATTGGACGGTGCGAAAGGTTGACCGCCTTGCTTGATGGGGCGGATATGGTCCACAATGACCGCCCGCACCGCCTGTCCTTTCTTCAAGCATTCCTCACAAAACGGATGCTCTGCAAGCTGCCGCTTGCGAACGAACAGCCACTCGGGGGTCTTGTAGAAACTCTTTGAAAAGTTATCACGCGAATATTTGTTATACTGCGCGTCCGTTAATTTTTTATGTTCCTCACAATATTGCCCCTCTACCAGTCTCGGACACCCGGGGTAGCTGCAGGGGCGTTTGGGTTTTCTCGGCATTATTTATTCCTCATAAACACAAGGGAAGGGAGCACTTCCCCCATTCTCATATTCTCTCCCGGCATCACGCCGCTCGGGTTGCTCCCTTCCCCCTCGGAGGATATTCCCTACTCTCATTATACGCACGTTTTGGCTACTTTCGGAGGAAAAGTGTCTACCCTTGTCTATGCTTTCATACGCTTGCCAAGCACTCGCCCATAAGGGCTATTGCCTCGTCCCTGCGCTTGGCAATAGTGTCCTTGCAATAGAAATGCTCCGCTGCGATCTTCCGCAAGGATTTTCTCTCGATATAGTGCATCCGAAGAATATCCCCGAGTCCGTCCGGCAGTAACCGCATACAATTCTCGATTGCCTGGATGCACACCACGTCCCTGTCATCCTTCCTGCCGTTTTGCGCCTTGTAATCGGCTATTGTTTTCCTGTCTCTATAATTTTGCAGGTATTCCCTGATCTCCACTTCAGTCATTGTAGTCCTCCCGTGCTTTTGCCTCCTCTTCCTGCCACACCCGATATTTGACCACCCAATCCGCCTCGGGAGGAAGGTCGCATATCTTTGTCTTCAGCCAAAACCGAATCTGACCGCTATCCTCCTGCTCTTCCGTCCAGTCTTCCGCAAAGCATATCCCCGTTACTTTCCAAACCTGCATTCGCCCGAACTTCTCGCCCTTGTACAGGAAGAGCATCAGCATCCGGTCTATCGCCTCGTCGTAATACTTCACTCGGAAATAATATCCACGCGCCCGGGCAGCGGTTATGTTCAGATAGGTCTCGACCTCCTGCTTAATGTCGCGGATGGGCGGCTGTGCGCCGACCAACTCTTCATAATCGAAAACGGCTTCCTCCGCTACCGATACTTTGTGAATCATTCTTTCCGTCGCTTGCATATTACTCCTGCTCAAAAGCTGATATCAGTTGTTTTACTTCCTCGACCGACCGCACTATCATCGCATAACCTCCCGCCCGCAAGATGCGGCGGATGGTCAGCGATTGCAGAACGGTCGCTTCATTTTTTCCTACTTTGCACTCCAGCCCGATGAACCGTCCCCGATAGCAGACTATCAAATCGGGAATGCCCGCCGTGCCATACATCCCGCCATGCTCTTTCCAAAAGAACAGGTCGGGAACGCTCTTGAGGTATTCGCTGATTTTTCGTATCAACTCACTCTCTTTCATAAAATCTCCTGTCATTCCCGTCACACCCGTCATAAAATACTACTTTACCAGTGTGACAGTAATCTCTCTTCTGGTTTTTTGTTTTTCCTATCTGCGTCGGTAGTGACGGTTGTGACAGTAGTGACGGTTGGTTTCTGTATTTGCCGTCATCTCCCGTCACAATTAAGCGGTATCTTCCTACCGCGATCCGCTGTCTGCCCGATTTTACAGCTCCCGTCCTTCCCGACATGGAATTTATAGGAATTCGGGGCAGCGATACGGAATTTACAGCGATTTCGGCTGCCGACAGTTTTTTTAGAGTTTTTCGGGTTTTCGATATGGATTTTAGAGCGAAAACCCCTTCAAAACCCATCGAAAGCGACTCAAAACCGCCCAAATATGCGCTTTCCGCGAATGCATATATGCGAAATATATGGACAGTCGAGCCCCGCAGTTTTTTTATAGGTTTTTTCGATGTCCGGAGTTTTTTTACAGGAAACGCCTCCACCCGTGAGCAAAATCCGAGGAAAACATCCCGCAAAATCCTTGCAAAAAGCCCACTTTTTGCCCAAAACAGGCGATTTTTCAGCCATTTTCTCGGCAACAGTTTTTTTACAGACAATCTCGACCTCGACAGGGAAAACATAGTTTCTTTGCCTGGTGACAGGGAATTTACAGAATTCCCGAACACCGATACGGATTTTAGATTATTCCTCGTCGCCGTCATCGAATAAATATCCCTGCCTGTAAGGTCTGTAATCCTGTCGTTTGGTGAAGTAGTGCATCCTGTTTGCCCCGCTGCGCTTGGTCGTATGTTGTATACCGTCGTAGTAGAGCTGTGTCTCTATCTCCGAAATCATTTTTCCGAGTGTTGCTGATGATCCCGCAAAGGTTTCCCCTGTCACATCGAACACCGATTTCATCATGTCGGTCGCCGTGCCTCTCCATACGAATGGCGGCTTGTTCACCAACTCTTTCATCGTCCGAACGATCGGGTTATTATCATACTCCCGCTTTTTGCGTTTGCGCTCCTCTTCCTCTGCCGAGCCAACCATTTCCCACCGATACTCCGTTTCGTCGAAATGCACCACGATGTCCTTCTGCCGGATGTCTCGCCCTGTCATGAACATCATGGCGTTTTCGTCTTGGCGTTTCTTTTTGTAGATGATGAATATCGTGTCGCATACGCCCATGATGCCGTTCGAGCCGGAAATCATGTTGAACACGTCATTCTCATCTGCCATCTTGCGCAGGTGATGAATGAGGAATATGCAGATGCGCTTTTGGTCGGCATACTCTTTCAGTCCGCCGAGTTCACGGTAGTCCGTCGCATAGGCGAGTTCGTTCCGTTTTGCCGATCCCCTTACTTTTTGCAAGGTGTCGATGATGATGAGTTTGATGTCCGGGTGTTCATCGAGTTCTTCGTTGAGCTGTTTGATGAGCCCGCCATCCAATCCGCCCGCCTTGACCGATAAATAAAAATTACCCGGTGCTTGCCCGCCGTGAAGAACTTTGTTCAATCGATCTTTCAAACGGAATACCCCGTCTTCGAGTGCAAGGTACAGACACCCCGCCGTATTCGTCGAATAATCGAGGAATTGCTTTCCCTGACTGATAGCCACGCACATCTGCATTGCCATCCAACTCTTTCCGACCTTTGACGAGGCACACAGAATAGCAAGTCCCTGCGGCAAAACCTCCGGGATCAACCACTCCGGCGGGTCTATGGCCGCCGTCTGCAATTCGCTTGCCGAGATGCTCGCCACGCCGCGCTTATACTTCTTTTTCACCTCACGCTTGGCGGCGACGATTCCGTCTTTGAGTTTCCCGGCATCCTGCATGAGCAGTTCGTTCGGGTCTTTGCATTCTCCGGCAATATTAAAGACCACATACCGTACTCCCATCTCCGTGAGTTCGGCGGCGAGCTGCTCGGAGGCTTTCTGCCCGGGTTCGTCATTGTCCAGGCACAGCACGAGCGGCGATGTCGGCTTTTTTATCTTGCAGTCCTTGACGAGTTTGGTTGTCCCGCCCACACCGCAGAGCGATACTGCAAGTCCTCCGCATTGCATGACCGACAAGGCGCAAATTGGGCTTTCGACAACGAAGACTGGTTCCTTGTCCGACGCCCACAATGCCTTGCGATTGAACAACGGCTCGGCTCCCGCCTCCTCGGTCGGTGGCTTATAGAATTTTTTGTCGGCAATGCTCCTGGTTTGGTAATATGTCAGCTCGGATGAATACGGCAGGACGACTGCGTTCCGGTGAATATCGAACCCCAAACAGAACTTCTTGACCGTTTCGGCGGTCAGTCCACGCTTTGCGAAATAATCCGTCTTGTCCGCATCTTTCATACAGGCTTGCAGGTATTTTTTAATGCTCGGCTTTTGCGGCTTTGCATCCTGCACGTCGATATGGTAAATCTCCGCGAGCAGTTTCGCTGCCTCGTATGGCTCGATGTCTTTTATCTTGGACACAAACGTGATGACGTCGCCCGTCTCTCCGCAGCCAAAGCAAGTGAAGATGTTGTTCTTGCGGTCCACGGAAAACGAAGCAGTCTTCTCACGATGAAACGGACAAAGCCCCTTGTCCCGGCTGTTCAGTTTTACGCCGAAAAACTCCACCACGTCGGCTATTTTTACTTGGCTTTTTACCGTTTCGAAAATGTCCGTCATTTTTCCTCCAGGCTCTCCGATAGATATCGAATCGGGATATCTTTTCTTCGGGCGTGTTCAATCTCTTTTTTCATTCCGTCGCTGATAAGCGGTCCGAATGCCCACAATTCGTCGCAACGGTCAAGGAGTTCAAGCCCCATAGCCATTCCGCTCTTTCTCTCATTCGGATTGCCGTCATTGAGGAATTGCGTGAAAATCGCGTGCGGCGCAATCGGAATGCACCCTTGCTCGTAAGCGAATCTCGAATAAAAATTGGCTTTTGCGATGTTCCCCTCCAGATCACCGCGCAACGGCGAACAGATATAAACGATCTTTTGTCTCTTCATAGAACTCCTTCGGGGTCTTGGGGCGACGGTTAAGCCGCCGCCCTTCCCCCCCTGCCGGATTATTCTTCGTCAAGCGCTACGACTCTGTTCGCAAGTGCCTTGACCTGCTCGGTCATACGATTGACGTTCGTCATTTCCTCGGGCGTGAGCGAACGATCGAGAGCGAATACCGCCTGGCTGTAATTGATGCCACCACTGTTCTGGGCTTTCTTGAGCGAAAACCGCGTCACGACCGCATTGCTCTTTTTCCCTTTGCCGAGCAGATTCATGATATAGCGCGAGAATGCCGCGAGCGAACCCGTAGGCAACGAGAGCAGCGTGGGCAGAGCCTCCCCTTCACGCAGGAGATAGATGCGGCGTTTCTGCTTGCAAGCCTTTGCGCCGTTCTTGCCGCTGCCGAACTTGTTGAACGGACACTCGGCGCAGTTCTTCACTTCACCGCTCTCCGCGTCGATCCCGACGTGACCGTCCATCGAACCGCAATCGGGAGGATTATTCCCGCCCGTGTACTCTTCTTTGTAGTAGCAGTTGATGGGGTGATGGTACAGAATGACCGCCTTGAACTCTTTGACGCTGTCGGGGTTCTCGGGATCGTCGCCCGGTACTTCGAACGAGATGCCGCCGCCCGAGGGAATCTTGATGCGTTCAAAGGTCGGCGTGAGCCCGTCCATTTCCTCAGCGAATACGCTGGCGAGGTCGATGCCCTCGTTGTAGGTCAGTTCCGTGTTCTCTTTCTTTGCGATTTCGTTTGCCATGATGATATCTCCTTATTTTTTATTTCTTCGATTTGGTCAGACGGATTGAGTTCTTCTCCGCGATTTTGACGAGTCCCTCCAACCATGTCGGCAGAACCCCGTCATTTTCTGCAATCAACTCTTTGACTGTTGCTTGCAGAGTCTGGGCATTAATCGTGAACAGATGCTCGAACCCCTGCTCTTTCATCGCAGCCCAAAGTTCCGGTTTACGCTCGGGTTCGGGCGCAGGATATTCCTGCGTAACGAGCGAAAACGTAACACCGTTGCGATTAAAACTCGACAACTCGTCGGTCGTCATGAGCCCTATCATCTCGGTGGTGATGTTCTCGATCTCCCCGTTTACCTGTTTGACCTCATATTCGAGATCGCTCTTTTTGTCGCGCAGCTCTTTGAGCCTGTCCGACAGTTCCAAAAGCCTGTTGTCCAATTTATACCTCCCGTTTTTCTTTAATGCCGTAAGGAGAGACTGTCCTTTGTCCAGCCTGTCTGTTACCGTGCTTCTCGGCTGTCCGTAAAGCCGACATAATTCCGCGAGCGTGAACCTGTGACCGAATATCTCGTATGCACGGTTGGTGCGCATATTCCGTTGCTGCTCCGTTGCTTTTATCCATTTGCAGTTGGATGGCTCATAGTTGCCGTCCAAATCTATGCGCTCAATCGTCAGCCCGTCTTTGTACCCATTCAGCATCGCCCAGTGATAGAAGTTCCAGAAATTCTTTCTCCATTCCTCGCAAACAGTTATTCCGCGTGCGCCGTAGTATTTGAAATCTTTTTTGTTCGGATTGCTACATCGCTGTTTCATATTCGACCATATCCGATGCAGCCGAAGTTCAGAAACGGGTACGGCTTTCAGCATTTTCCTATAACACCCGCAGGACATGGTATGTCCGTTGGTGAGGTCAGTCCCACGCACAATGACAAACTTTCCGCACTCACATTCGCACAGCCAAAGGCGCGAAGAGTTTTTCCCGTGAGGCGGCAGCGATTCCAATGCTGTGAGCCGCCCGAAGTGCTGTCCGGTTAAATCTTTGAAACTACCCATTGAGCAAACTCCTCCAATCGTCCACCATCAATTTGGCTATATCGCCTTTGTGCTTGAGGGCATTCATGACCTTTTCATCAACCGTTCCTTTGCAAACCAAATGAATGTACAGGCACTTCCTCTTTTGTCCGATACGATGTATCCTTGCCCGCGATTGCTCGTAGTTGGAGTAACTGAAGTCCAGGGAATAATAAACGGCTACCGAGGCGGCGGTTAAGGTCAGCCCCATACCCGTGGTCTGAAGTTGCCCGACAAAAACCCGAACGTCTTCGTCTTCCTGGAACCTGCGCACTTGCTCGGCTCTGTCTTTCACGCTCCCCATGATGAGCGAATATCCGATTCCTTTCTTTTTCAGCATCCGCTCTATCGCCTCGATCTCCGGGACAAATCTTGCAAAGACGACGAGCTTCTTCCCCTCGTCCATGCACCCGTCCACGATATCCTCGAGCGCGTCGAGTTTCGCCTCGCTCACCTTTTGTGGCGCGCTCATCTCATCGCT